TGTTTTTCCTGTTCCATGAGTTCCGATGATGGCGATTTTCATAGTTCCAATTCCGATTTATGTTTAAATGTATTATTTATATCGATAAATACAGCGTTGTCAGAACTATTTGTGTGTTCATAATTAAATCGGATTGCTTCTATTTGTGATAAATCTGCTTCTGAATCTCGAACATAAACATTAAATTTCGACAAAAAAAGATTAATTATAACAGCGGCATCATCTTCAAAGATATGATCCGTATCAAACTCAATTTTCATTTTAATTTTTCACGCTCTTCTTTCATTGCTTTGATCATATTGGTTCTGCTCATGAGAGATATTCGGATGTATTGACTAAACTTACCTTCCTCTATCTCTATTTTTTCTGCATAAATATCTGATATAAAATGAACTTTGTTTGGATCAGTAAAAAAACTTATTATATGTTTCTCATTCAAAATATTAATAATATTCTTCATATCTATAACTGAAACTGTATCCGTATCAAACTCAATTTTCATTCTTCACACTCATCTTCCAGCATACTAAAGATATTGTTTAACGTATTAAGTTCTTCAACTATCTCTGTAATGCCAGCACATATTTTAATTTGAGCCTTTTGATGCGCATCTAAACAATCTTCTAGTTGTTTAATTCTATCTTCGATTAACTTTATTTCTTTTTTCATTGTTGTCCCCATGATGTGAGGGTTTATATAAACTTGTTACTTATCTAAGTGTATACAAAAAAGCTTGTGTACATTGGGATATACATCAAAATATATCCTTCCGTTATCCTTTAATAACGGCAACGGGCGTTAACTCAACCACTATATCAATTAAATCTTCTTGAGCTTTCATGACTACTGAAATGTCTTTATAAGCACTAGGAGATTCATCTAAATCTTTAGTATTCCTAATAGAATGTAAAATACCCTGAGAGTCTAATAAATTTATTTCATCTTGTAAATTCAGCGTATTTCTTGCTTCCTTTCTACTTAAAATACGCCCTGCCCCATGCGAACAACTTTGCAAACTATGTATATTGCCCTTTCCCCTGACAATGTAACTCTTTGTACCCTGTGAACCCGGGATTATGCCAATTTCATTCTTAGACGCTCTAGTTGCTCCCTTTCTATGGACAACTACATTTTTACCAAAATGATGTTCCAAGGCAGCGAAATTGTGTGGAATCTCAATAATTTGATCAAAAGTACATTTTGTTATAGTTTGAAAGGCTTCTGATATTTCAATCATCATACATCGTCTATTATTAGAAGCAAAAGACATGCAATATTCCATTTCTTTCTTATATTGATCGCCCTCTGCTGTATCTAATGGAAGAAAGGCCAACTCAAAAGATTCTGGAATAGATGAACACCATCGTTTATTCAAATTGATAGCTATTTTATTGTAATGATTAGCAACTTTGAATCCTAAATTTCTACTGCCCGAGTGAACCATGAACCAAAAATGTCCATCACTACCTTTTTGTATTTCTATGAAGTGATTTCCCCCACCAAGAGTACCAAGTTGTGTTTTTGCATTTTCATATTCTTTTGAAACGATGAATAATTCAGAGGCATTATCAGGCATTAGTGAATCATCTTTTTTTGTTTTATGGTGATTCATACCTAAGGGAATTTTCTCTCGTATAATGGACATGATCTTTTTAACATCATCAATTGATACATCCGTTAAAGATGTTTTAATTGCAGCCATTCCACAACCAATATCTACACCAACAGCATTGGGGATTATAACATTGTCTGTTGCTGCAACGCATCCTATTGGCATACCATAGCCAAAATGACAATCAGGCAGAACTACTACATTGCCAACAATAAAAGGTAACTTTGCGACGTTTTCGACTTGTGCCAATGCATTATTGTCGATATTTTCTATCCATTTTTTTATCAAAATATATCCTCGGAGTATGGGACATATTGCTCAGTCAAAGACTTCTCGCCAAACTTTTCTTTGATGTGCTCTTCAACCAACTTAAGTACTTTTTCTTTGAAGCGTGCTCCCGTATCTTTGCCAAAGTACCAATAATCCCTGTATTGCTTATTGCCTTCTTTGTCTTTGCTCTCATAGCTAGGGCCTGCGACAAATAAGCCTCCATTCAATGTCTTTATTAGCTTCATGTTGGTAAAAGTAATGTCCCATTTAGGTATTTTTAAGCCGAAAGTACCGACAATCTTTGACTCTGGGTCTCTACTTTTGAAGTAGTAAGTTATTTCCATTTCGTTCATTTTTATTCCTTTAAGTTGTGCAAAACTAGCGAATATTTTAGCTAAAAGTTCAGTTATTTAGTACCTTTATCGATCCTATTTTTCGTATATATCCCCGCATTCAAAAGTTCCTACCTTGTTTATTTGTTTTCGATTTATCAATCAACAGAAAAGAGTTACAAAGAAATTTTGAAAAGAATGCGCATAGCCTTTATTGTAAAGTAAATAATTTATTTTACTTTAGGCACACCTATGACTCTAGCCCCACAGTTCTCTGATACCTACTATGTAGATAATGATACAGATATACTAAAGCTCATGGATTATACTTACTCAAAGTATATAACCATTAATCAAAGCTTTTGGGCTGAAGCTAATATCGACTCTGCTTTCAAAGCGGGTGATCAGACGCTGTGGAATGATATCTATGGTGGCAATGTACCAGCCTATCGTCGAAAGCAGTTCAACTTTAACCGAATTCGTCGTGTAGTCAATATGATATCCGGCTACCAACGACAACACCGCAAATCTATCAATGTGTCGCCAGTCGAGGGATCGGACGACAAAACAGCGGATCAGTTCTCAAAGTTGATGTATCACGTTAATAACACAGCAGGTGTTTTAGACATGATCTCTGAGGCCTTCGAGGGTGCTGTAACAGCAGGCATGAATCTTCTTAGCACTTGGGTAGACTATAGAAACGATCCAGTTAATGGCGACATTAAAGTAGACAACCTCCATTACTCGTCTTATTTAATCGATCCATACTTTAAGAAGATGGACTTATCCGACTGTAATTCTTTGTGGACTCGTCGTTATTACACCAAAAAGCAAGTAAGCACCATTCTCCCGGGTAGAGACGATGAGTTAAAAGATATGCGCAATTGGGGCTCCAAGGATGGCAAGTTTCAATACATGCCTGAGGCCTACTCTTATGCCCAAGATTTGGTTACCTATGATGAGTTTTGGTATTTAGATTCTCGCAAACAGAAGATGCTCATAGATACAGTTACAGGCGAGTGTAAAGAATGGCGTGGTCATGACGATGATCTTCAAGACTTCTTAAGTTCCTTCCCACAAGTAGTAGAAATCAACCAAGAGATACCCACGGTTAAGTTAGCTATCGTTGTCCAAGGTAAGGTCATGTATAACGGACCTAATCCCATGGGCATTGATAAGTATCCCTTCACTCCAGTTTGGTGTTATTACGAACCTCATCTAATCTACTTTCCAATACGTGTTCAGGGTGTTGTGAGGGGTCTTCGTGACGCACAATACCTCTACAATAGACGCAGAGTCATAGAATTGGATATTTTAGAATCTCAAATTACTTCTGGTTACATCTACAAAGAGAATGCCTTAGTCAATCCAAAAGATGCATTTCTCCAAGGCCAAAGCAAGGGACTAGCTTTAAAAGCGGAAGCCCAAATGACCGACGTTTTACCAATTCAACCACCACAAATTCCGCCATCAATGATCCAGCTCTCAGAGCTTCTAGGACAGGAAATTCAACAAATATCGGGTGTGAACGAGGAATTACTCGGTTCGGCTGACGACGACAAAGCAGGCATTTTATCCATGCTCCGACAGGGTGCTGGACTTACCACACTTCAACCCATCTTCGACCACCTCGACCAATCACAGAAGCTTCTGGGAGAGCTTCATATGGATATCATCCAAGCTAACTGGACTCCCGGTAAAGTCCAACGTATCATCGCAGAAGAGCCAACAGACCAATTCTACAACAGAGCTTTTGGCAAATATGATTGTGTCGTTGAAGAAGCTCCAGTCACCGCTACACAGAAACAACTCGCTCTACAGAAAGCTCTCTACTTACGCGAAATTGGCGTACCAATTACTACAGAATACCTTATTGAGAACGCTAACCTACCCGACAAAGATAAACTCATCGAAACGATCACCAAACAAGAACAACAGCAAGCTGAACAACAGCAGAAGATGGAACAACTACAGATGCAGCAGCTCCAAGTTGAGAATGAAACGAAACTAGCCTATGCAGAAGCTCAACACTCGCTCGCAGCAGAGAGAATGAACAAGGTTCAACTAGATGCAGCTTTATCCGCAGAACGCTTACAGAGAGCTGATGAAGATCGTACGGGAACAGTACTCAATCTTGTTAAGGCAATCAAAGAGATTGAGGACATGGACTTTGACAAGTTAGAGCGTAGTCTTCGATTGGTCCATGAGATTGAGAGTAGCCAAGCACAAAATAAACAGGAAGTAGTAGCGTAAAATATTTATTTGATTTAAATTTAAAAAAAACTCTTAAAAGGAGAGATTTATGAAAGACAAAATGTCCGGCAAAGGCAATTTCGCCAACATGCCCCAAGATGTAAAAATGAAACCATATCCAAAGTGCTCTTATGTCTCCGGCGAGATGGATGACACAATGAAAGGCATAGATTCAGTAAAAAATTCTTCTGTTTCTAAAGCTCAAAAACACAAATCGAATCAGAAATAATATGCCAACTATGTTAAGGCCCAAGCGCAAACCACAAAAGATAGCTACAGAAATCTTAAAGAAGAAAGGGGTCTCCATTCCTGCTTCCTCAAAAAAAGAAAAGCTAAAAAAACCCCTTGAGCCTTATTTAAAGCATTAAGCAGGTAAACATGAAAAATCCCGATTCAAAAGCTGATAAGAAGATGTTTAAAGGTATGCTGAAAAAGGCTATAAAGTCTGAAAAAGTGACCAAACATCTTAAGCATGATATTAAAGAGTCAAAGAAAGGCATTAAAGAAGACAAATCTTTGATGAAGTCTATGAAGAAGGGTAAATATTGATTGAACTATCTATAGTTGAGCAAAAGCCTAACAGAATTGGACGTGGAAAAGCTTTACCTCGATTGAGGAGAGCTAAAAGAACTCCCGTCCTTAAAAAGAAGTTAACCCTTGAAGAAAAGCAGTGCATGCTTCTTCAAGAGTTTGTCTCTGCCCGTGAAGATTCAAGCCATTCCATCTTAAAAAAGTTTGACATTCATCCGAAAGACGAAGGCGAATTAATACATTTAAAAGATGGAGCTTTCTTCTATCCATTCAGCGATATACAAATGATGCTAGTAGTCTTTACAAATGCCTCTGAGACTGCTTGTGGAAGGCGTAAGCGTAGTCATCATTAAATCTGCGTCGGTAAGAGTCGAACTTACGACCAATTGATTAACAGTCAACTGCTCTACCTCTGAGCTACGACGCAATATGTAAAGAATGTCTATCCTAGATTTCCATTAAGTTTTTGCTTAATAAATTCTTTAAGATATAAAGGGTATTTTCCTATTACTTCTTCACATGAAGAACCGCCGCATTCGACAGGATATGATGGATGAGAAAAAACCCAGTCTTTGAGTTTTGAATCATATTCAGGCTTAATTTCCCCTATTTCTTTAAGAGCAATGGTTAGTTCTTTTTTAATTTCTTTTGAGGTTGTCATAAGTCTTTTAACTATATATTTCAATGTAATTAGCTGCTTTACGTAAAAGTTCAGGAGAATCATTTACAAGACCTAATAAAAGGTTACAAGAACGACATAAAAGTTTTCTCGTTTTTCCTGTTTTATGACAATGATCTACCTGGAGTCTTTGATACATTAAAGGTCCATCTATTTGAGGTGGATTGCCACATAAAAAGCATAAGTTATTTTGATTTTCTTTTAATTGATCATATTCTTTTAGTGAAAGATTATACAGTTTCTTATAGGAATTATTTCTTATTCTATTTCTGTTTTTCTGAATATCTTTTTTATAATATTCAACCTTTCTTTTATTTGAACATTTTAAACAACAATGCGCTCTTCCATCTTTATAGGATTTGCTTTTAACAAATGAATTGAATGATTTTTCACATTGGCAGTAATGACATATTTTTTTGTAATCAATAAAATTCATATATATAAATTAATTTAACTGCATTATCATAATTCTTTTTCATTTGCGCAGCAACTGCTGCACAATTAATCTTTTTCGGGTTCTTCGAGATATAGATTATATTAATCATCAATTCCTACTAGTTGATCTAAATAGGCACGAGTACAATTTTTAATTTCTTCTTTCCACTCATCGATTTTGATTAATTCTTGCAGAATTTTTAATTTTATTTTTTTATTTTGAGCCTCATATTCAAAACCAAATATAATTAAAGCTTCTACTAATGTTATTTTGTCCCAATTGCTATTACAGTTTCCAATGTCTTTTTTATAAATTTGATAAAGTTGTTGTGGATTAATTTCATTTGAAAACTCAGTCACTAAAATATCAGTAACTTTTCCTTCATCATTTACATTCCATAAAATTCTAGCGTCTTTTTTTAACATTTTAAGCCCTGATGTATACAAATTAATTTAATTACGTTATCAGTAAAGTAAAATTTTAACTTTACGAGGTAACATGTCAGACAAATATAATTATGACCGCTTTGATTCCCATGGGGCTAGAGTCGGCCAGGCCGTATACGATATCATGGCACAGGGAAATCTTCCACATGTAACTGCCGAAGATGTAACCGAAGCTAGAACAGAACAGTACTTAAAAGATATTCAGGAGGCAGCCGACCTAGGCGCAAAAGAATTTGAGTCTCCTTTTTATGTCGTCTATCTTTATAACAAAGAAGGATGGACAGATATGGCAACAAGAGGGCGTTTTGTTCGTCGTCAAACAGAGCCACTTAAAGAGAATATGGTTACACTATTCCCGGCATTTGGAAAAGACGTTTGGAGAATTGACGTTGACAAGGGGTCGATTGATTATCTATGGACACTTCCAAGCTATGAAAACTTTAACCAAATCTTAAAGAACAAAGAGTTTTACGATCCAGCTCTTAATGAATGGTTAACAAATCCACATCAAGAGATGAGAGAATACTCTAAGATAGATCAATAAGTTCTTACTCTCTTATGATATAGGTCATGATTAGTTCTTAACTCATCAGCTGAATAAGTCAATTGCTCTTGGAGTAACTCTTCTTCAGCTGTTTCATCTATGAATATATTTATAGCAATCGTTGAAAACACACCAATAAACAACCCGAACAAAAAGTAAGTAGCTCTCATTTTCACCCATCTATTTTAACATGTTAATATTTTTTTTGACTTTGATATCACCAATCGTGTAAACAAATTATTTAGTTTACAAATGCGTAACGGCTTCGCAAGCCTAGGAGATGATATGACAGATCAAGAAGAAATTATTCAAGAAGAAATTAATGAGTTGGAAGAACAAATTGAGCAGGTAACAGAAGAAGTAACTGAAGAATCTATAGAAGAGACTCCACAAAAGAAAGTCAAAACTGCTGAATATAATTTCGCTGAACTACGAAAGCAACGTGAAGAAGACCGCAAAGAACTTGAATATGAGCGCCGAAGAAATCAGGACATGATGGAGCTTTTAAAGCAATCCAAAACAGCAAAGACTCCAGAAGAACGCGACCTGTTAGAAGAAGAGCTGTCTAAACTCCAATCAGATGACCTAGCCACCGTTGGCAACGCTGAAAAGCTCTATACAAAGCATAGCAAGCCAACAAAGAAGAAAATAGAGGCAATGGAGGCTAAAGTAGCCCAACTAGAAGCCATGCTTGAAGAACAGCGATTCAGGGCTAAATTTCCCGATCTTGATGAAGTTATTTCAAATGAAAACATTGAACTACTAAAGAAAGAAGAGCCTGAAGTAGCTGAGCTTTTGTCTAAGATGCCAGCAGGTTCGAAAGAGCAAGTAACTCTAGCTTATAAGTGGATTAAGAAGATTAAACCACCTTCTCTAGAAGTTTCAGATGATAAAAAGCGCGCTATAGCCAATAGTAAGAAGCCTATGTCTGTTCAGGCTGTATCGTCAAGGTCTGCTATTGGTAATGCTCAGGGCTTTGAAGACGGGAAACTCACAAAAGACAGAATGGCACAATATCGTAAAGAGATGGAAGAAGCTATTAAGAAGGGGTAAGTTTGATTAAACATGATTGCAAATATATTGAAAAGTTGAAATATTCTCAAAAAATTGACGAACCAAAAGAAACAATTAATGAATTTAGTCACTCTTGTACTGGTTTAAATCCAATGATTTTAGATATTCAGTTTATTGGACAAAATGGGTGTGAAGACATAATTCTAGATGGTTTAGAGTTGGAAGTTAAGTTTTGCCCTTTTTGTGGAATGAAATCTGAAACTTTTAAAGGGGTTAAGTTTGAGAAACGATGAATACACCATCATAGAAGATGATACATATCACATACATCTTCACGGCAATTTGACATATAAAGCTCTTAAAAAGGGCGGCTCTCATAGGCTTATATGGGATATTGGCACTCCTAAGGAGAGAATGCTAGATATGGATATTAACCCTGACGAATGTCCTTTTTGCAAATTTAAATTTGACAAATAAATTTCTTTAATTACAATGGGGCTAGCGTTACAGAGTCTCGCTAGCTCTATTTCCATTTTGGGTGTATCGACCTCGCCCAGTCACAACGACGTACGCTTAGTTTCGTCAACTATACCAAAGTTTTTTAACAAAATTAGGTATATGTTATGAGTATAACAACCACATCAACTCTGCCAGCACCTATTCAGCAAAGTTTTTCAAATAAACTTTTGTCTGTCGCAGTGCCTTATATGATCCACAAGATCCCGGCAGAACTTAAAGCCATGCCACGCAATGGTGGTACGACTTTACGCTTTAGGAGATATAATCCTTTAGCAACAGCGCCAGTACCTTTGGGGAATTCGGGGATTACTCCTCCTCCTCAAAACCTGACCGCTCTCAACATAGACGCAAAAATCGACTTCTATGGAACACATTTGATAATTAATGAGCAGGTAACTTTACAGGCTCAAGATCCGGTTCTTAACGAAGCCGCCCAAAGATTGGGTGTCTCGCTGAGGCAAACAGAAGACGAGTTAATGAGAGACATGCTGGCAAGTACAGCGACTTTCGTAAACTGTGTTTCTGGTGTAAACGGTAAAATTGTTGCCGTTTTAAAATTTTCTCTAATTGACTTGGAACTCCTAGTAGCATAGGACAATAAGGCGGAAGTGCATGAAATATAAAATTTTAAATGAAAGTGATACGAGCGTTTGTATAGAATATATGTCAGAGGACGGGAAAGGTTGTATTGTTACGCGTTTAAAACAACCTCCTTTATGTTATGCAGATGCAGAAGCTGATGCGATTATTAGGCGTGCACGCCGTGAACGACTAAACGAGAAAACCTCTTCGGAGGATGCGATAGTCTGAACTCTATGGTAACATAGAGAGAGAGTCTCGAAGAAGCTCTCCGCCTGAGTAAACAGGTAAAAAGTAACAGTAGGCCTGGACAGTCCTACAGAAATCACCCGTGCAGACTGCGATTACGTAGTCCGTCGTTTGAGAGGTAATAATGTCTACTCATTCACAAGTGGTGTCGAAGGCGATAACAAATTCGGTACAGCTCCAGTGCGAGATGCTTATTTCGCCCTTGGACATACCGATATGATCGGCCAGTTGGACGCTGTAAATGGATTTATTCAAAAATGGAATTATCCATCGCAGTCCTCCACACTAGACCCGGAATGGGGAACCGTTGCCAACTTGAGATTTCTCTTAAGTAGCATCGGATCGACAACAGCTTCAGCATCGTTATTAGGCGCAACAGTCTATAATAACTTTGTTGTAGCAAGAGAAGCTATCGCAGCTATAGAGCAAGATGGCTATAGTGCTCAGTTTATTTACCGTAAAAAGTGTGCGGTAGTAAAATTTTCTCTAATTGACTTGGAACTCCTAGTAGCATAGGAAGACAGGGGGCAAGGTTTGTGTAACAATATACAATATAGAAAAAAAGAAACTCATTGGGAAGAAATAACATGTTCAGAAACCAAACATTGTTTATATGAATGGATAACTGAATATAAAGAAACAATTGAGAAGATTTTTCCTAATGATAGATTAAATTTTATTAGAGTTCTTAATTTTATTAAGTCTCAAATCGAATTTCTTGAAAAATGCACAGATCAGCCTGAACGACTTAACGAGAAAACACCGAAAGGTGATGCGAAAGTCTGAACTCGACGAATATATAAAGGTCGAGAGGATGATCCGAAGAGGTTATCCCGCTTTAGTCATAACTCCTATTGGGAGTGATGGGTAAAGTCAGTAAGAGAGATCTGGACTCTCTGAAAGTAACAGAATGCCACCAATTTATTCTGGCCCATTGGCTATGAATTGTTCAGTTGGATATAAATTCGCTGAAGTACCACGGATTCTAAACACAAGTTGGATTTTCAACTTACGATGCACGTTAGCATAAGGAGGTACACATGAGTTCACCAGTTTGTTCAATGCTCACAGGTACTTTTACCTCTGATGGCACAGCGCATAATATATCACTTCCTTCGGGATATGATAAATTTTCGCTAGTTAATATTACCGATATTGGAGATGCAGGCGCCACTACGCAAGTAATGCGTGCTTATAGCTATTCTTCATTACCGGCAGCTTCAGCTTATCTGAATCTGAAAACCAACGGTGCTGCAACTCTTGCTCTAGAAAGCATGATTACGACAGCAGGGTTTACTTTTGTATCTGACAGTGGAAACACTGCTTTAGGTGCAGCTGTAGCCTTAACAGCTATCACTCAAGCTGTCGGTGGAGTAGTCTCCTCGGCATCTGCAGCTGTTGTTGGTGATATTGTACGTGTATATGCTACTACAGCTATGCTACAAGTAGCTTCCATGGATTTCACTGTAACCGCAGTAAATCCAGGCGTAACACAAACACTCGGCTATCTTGATTCTAGTGGATTTGCAGCAGCTGCAACCGCCGGTTTCATTAGAGTTGTTCCATTTGATGCAAGATACTATCCACGACGTAGAACCATTACAAGCATTACTCAAGCAGCTTCTGCTGTTATAACAATGTCTGTAGCTCATGGTTATACTGTTGGACAGAAAGTTCAAATGATCGTTCCCGAAGAATACGGAATGGTTGAGATGGACGGTCTTCTAGGGACAATTACCGCCGTTACAGCCGGTACCATTACCGTTGACATCATTAGCACAACATTTA